GTATAATATATATTCAGAAACAAAGAAAAGAACACTAAATCGAAAAAATAAATGATTTAGCAGTGACCCACCCAGACTCCTTCGGGATTGAAAGTGGTAGCGAATAAATAATCGAGAGTTCTTTTCTACTATGGTGATTGGTCAAGCACGGACACACCTTAAAAAGTAAGGACTCGACATTGTCTGATGTATCGCAAGTATAGTCGTAAAACAAGGGAAGCGAACCGGCAGTACAATATGTGCCGAGAGGATGGAAAAACGCAGTATTCAATAAATCTACTGTAAGCCACGCCCAGCGATTCAGCTTTAGCTGTCAAAGGGAGAGTAGGATTACCTAAGAATGTAGTGATAAGTAGTGCTGTAGTTGCCACCATTGAGTGCTGAACTGAACAGCGAAAGCATATCGTAATGACCAAGAGGACAGCATAGTCGTAAGAGTGACTTGTAAAAAAGACTTTTCGACAGGTAATTGACGCGTAGATTATGACCATACAATCTCGTAGACGGAGCGCTATACCGTACTATAAAGAACAGTAGCACAGGGCAAGGAGTTAGAGTGGAAACTCCACGCTAATCTGCGGAGATAGAACCAAACCAATTGCATGATGACGATTGTTGAAACGGACTTCGGTCGTATAGTAAACAGTTAGCAGTGCCATCGAGTAGGAATCGCCACATACAGTACTACCCCAAGGGGTTGGGAATAAGTGGAGCAACGAGACATAATCGAATGAATGGTAGTGTATCAGGGGGCAGTTAGCAACTTTATTAATCAGTGTGCGAGACAGTAGTCGATAGACGAAGTCCAACAAGTAATGAGAGCATATTAATCAGCGAGTAGCAGTATAGTCTATGAGTGGGAAGAAACAGCAGGCACAAGGTGACTGGGGACTTCGGTCCGACATGGAACAGAACGCTTACATTCGTTAAGAATGAGTTAGTAATCCTTAAGTCTCTACACTATTAGCAGTAAGACTACCATCGCAAGTACATTAGGAGTAATTAACCAATGTGCGACACTCAAAAACCAATCTATTGATGAGTTTTTAGGGCAGAGTAAAGCAATCCTTTACCTGCCTTTTTTTATTCCCACCAAAACATAACATCAAAATTCCAAACATAATTAAATATAGTTCTTGACAAACAGGTCAAACATCTGTATAATATACTTATATTTAAAAAAGGAGAGATTAAAATTATGATGTGGCAAGAATTATCAAATTGGGAAGACAATCATCACGCAATAGTGTATGGCGTAATGACTTCAGAAGATGTGAGAGAGTCGCTCTCATACTGGAACGCCTTCGAAAAAGAATGTGACGAGTTCATATGCGACATCGACGATGTAAGTGAAACATTTGTTATGGCAAGTATGAAGTATGCTTACAATACAATCGAAGACCCAACATACGAGTACATGCTAGAGGTTATCTACGACCACCTAGTAGACACACTAAAACAACGCATCAAAGATGCAGTAGACCAACAAAGACCTATAAGAGGCAATCTCTGGAACGCAGAGACAAAGGAGTTTGAGAAAGTTAGTGACTTTCTGAAGCAGAGACAAACAGAATTAGACTTAAAAGGAGGTGCGTAATGCCGACAAAATTTAAACCAAGTGAAAAAGTATTCAAACGAGGAGTAAAGGCTTCAAAGTTGAAAGACAAGCATTTCTACATCAAAGATGTGGCAAAAGAAGAACTGTTCAAAGTGATTAATGAAACTAGAACTAAACCAAAACAAAGACAGAAGTGTCTAAACGAACTCGCAAGACGCAAAGTTCAAGTAGTATGGGTTGACCCAAGTGAGGTACAATCATGAGATGGGGAAGTAAAGACACACACAAATCACACAAGAAGAAAACTTCACAAGGCGATTCGCACAACAGAGTCAGTCTGAATATGAACAAGAACAAGAAGCGTTCATTCAAAAAGTACAAGGGGCAAGGAAGATGAGAGTAGTATTTCTAGAGCAGTCACAGTACAAAACCTACCAACGCAAAGTAGTAAAACTTAAGCAAAGGGGAATTAACTTAGATATAACAGTAGCAAATCCAAACAAAAGAATGGTGAAGCTGACTGTGAATACCGAGCATGATTGGGAGGAATTAGACAGATTATGTTAGGTTTCGAAGTATATTTTGCAATAGCAGTGCTACTATTTATAGTGGCACTCAACTTGCCGAGGTGGAAATAATGGGTAAAGTAATACAGTTTCCCACAGTCACCGAAGCAAAGAAACTTCGTGATGCACTAGTAGAGTGTGAACACGAAATAAAGTTGTGCCTAAATGACTTGGCAGAACTAAATGATATGGTAGTAGATTTAACTTGTGAGTATGAAATCATGCTCAACAGGTTATGTGAATTAAATGGCATCAGATTGCCAGAGGAGTTAAAGTTAGAAGATGACTAAAAAATCAAAGATATTAGAGCAGAACATACGAGATATGAAGTATCGTATGGAACTGATTAGAACAGTAGTGCCAGTATTAGTATTAATTCTACAGGTTTTTATACTTGGGAGAATACTATGATTAAAGGCAGTATGATGTATGACCAACATGGTCGTAAGCGTAAAGTAAAGAAACTATACGCAAGTAAGAAAGCGAAACCAAATTTCGCAAAGCAAGAAACAAAACAATTTAAACAAGCGAGTGAAATACCTAGTATGCCGATTGGAGAATATAAGACACCAACGGATAACTCGTATAAAAAAGAAGTATCAAAGCAATACACGGTATCGATTGCTTATAACAAAGGTGCATATCAAGTGATACCACAGAAAGAGGTAAAAGACATTGGCAAGTAAATACAATAGACACTATGCGATTGGTATGTTCGCAAACGGAAGTGTCATAAAAGAAATAAAGTACCCAGCAGATACTAAACAAGCATGGCAAGGTGAGTGTCCAGCAAGAAACACAGTACATATGTGGATTAAGTTAGAAAACGGAGACTTTCTGAGAGATGATGAGTTAGTGCTAGATAGAAAGAAGTGGGAAGCACTTCAAAAAGCAGAGAAGTTCATCTCTGAAATTAGTGGAGGTGTAGCGTGAGTAAGATAAATGATTATGCGAGATTCGTAGATCAGTGCACATCCGAAACAAGTAAAGATACGACTAAAATGTGCGACAGACTAGACAAACTAATGGGCAACCATACTATGCAGAATGGAGTCATGATTGACTGTGAAATAGACATGGCAAGACTAATGACTGCATTGATAGGAATGATGGCAGAGTCTGGAGAGTTTGCTGAAGTAGTAAAGAAGAAAGTATTCCAAAACAATACACAGTTCACAAGTGATGAGATATTTCACATGAAAAGAGAGTTAGGAGATGTGTTGTGGTATTGGGTACAGGGATGTAAAGCCCTTGGCTTTACCCCCGAAGAAGTAATGGACGAGAACATTAACAAACTAGAAAAGCGTTATCCTAATGGCTTCGAGGTAATTAGAAGGGAAGTAAGACAG